CACAGTTTCACTGATTGAGTCGCCAGCAGTTGCCAAAGCTACGATAGAAGCATCGCAAGGCAATGGAATACGTGCGCCGCTACCGAAACGGTAAAAGTTTACAGTCATACCGGGTGAATACAATGGTGCAGTGCTTTGTGGGGTAGTGATACCGTTAAAAGCTTGGTTAAATACAGAAATACCTGTTGGAGCAATAGCCGTTGTAGCTTGGATAATGCCGCCGCCAAGTGTATCTGTGCCGGGTTGGTAGTCACCAGAATAAGCACCAGTTTGGCTAACAGGAATAGATTCAGCAATTGGAACTCCGCCCCATAAAGGCAAAGATGCAGATGTTGAAAGTGTTCCGCCAGCTAACCAGAACTTAACTGCTGGATCGTCAAGTGCGTCACCTTGGGTAAAACCATTTGAGTTGACATTAAATAAGCCAGCCGCATTGGTTGTTGCCATTGGTTGTAAAGAAATTTGAGCGCTCATGGCTTATCCTTATCTCTTAAAGTTTTCAGTATTGAATTTAATTACCCGTGAAGATGGTAATTTAAAGTCGCCTAACCATGCTTCCATATCGCCACGGAATTCAGTGATGATACGACCAGCGCGGTCTTTTTTCTGGATCTCGATCAGTTGACCTTTAGCAAGGGCGCCTGTTCCACGTGAAGCAGCGAGAGCGTCAGCATAAACACGCTTTTCAACGATTTCCAGCATAGCTGCATCTTTGATTGCGTTGATGTTTACGTTTTTCATTTCGTCGCTATGGGCTTGGAGGCCGCGAACCATACGTTTGCGATATGCAGTTAAGCTTTCGCCTTGTAACGGACGGGATGCAGATTTACCGAAAGCAGAGTACACAGAGTCAGCTTTAGCTTGGCAATCAGCATAAGCAGCTTCTTCGTCATCTTTCTTAGCGGCTTCTTCGTCGTCGTCGCTCATGCAATCGTCGTCATCTTTTTTAGCCTCTTCATCGAACTTCATTTCACCAGCAGGCATTTCTACCTTACCGTGGCCTTTAGTCGCTTCAGGGTGGAAAGAGTCTTTACGAGCAGCTTCTTCTTCGTCGTCGTCTTTACGATGCTTCTTCATTTTCATGTCGTCGTCATCTTTTTTCGCTTCTTCTTCCTCTTCCTCGTCGTCATCTTTACGATGCTTAGAGTCGTCGTCTTTCTTTGCTTTTTTATCAGCAGCAGTGACTAACGGTGCAGCAGGAAGGTTTTTTTCCATTTCATCGATGCGGGTAATTGTCTTACCCAACAAGGAGAGAATGGCATCCAATTTATCGCCTTGGGCATCTGCCTTTGGCTCAATCTTATTTTCAGTCATTTTCAGACACCTCATTGTTAGTTAATAAAACGCCAGCGGCATCGCCGCCTTTGTCCCATACTCCTTTTGAACCCCTAGCTTTCGTAACGATTGCTATGTGATCCAGCAGGAACGGCACACCTTCTATCAAGAGTGGCTCGCCATTCTCAGTAGTCAATGTTATGTTACCAGCAGTTTCATCAAATACTACTGCTGGGGATGTACTGACTTCCTCGCCGGGGATTACCCCACGTACGATTTCATCAATAGCATCTTGATCGTAAATCTTAGCTATACCCCAAACTTCATCGCCTTTAATGTAAGGCAGCATGACAGAACCTACAGCGCGATTCTTAAATTCTTTGGTGGTAAGCACTTGGGTATCAGGGTGATCCATAATCACCATTAACCCGTTGCAACGCTTTAAAAACTCATCGTTTAAATACAAAGATGGGTCACGCCAAACGTGTTCGCCAATGCTTGAACGGAAGGCTAATCCAGTGCCCGTGATGCGAATCGCTAACAAAGCAATGTTGGCGTACATCTGTGGGCTGGCTAAAAGTCCTTCGCTAATCAATTGGGCTACATCTGTTTCAGTCTTAGCCATTGCGATACGGAACGCATTTTCAATGCCCGGGTGTAGCGGTAAAGGACGATTTGTAGGGCTACACCAATCGTAGCCAGATGACTCGTAGTTTAATTTAACGTCGGCTTTTTCTGCGTTGTGAGCGACATAGTAACGAAATTGCCCATCGTCAAATAAAACTTCTAACTCGCCTTTGTAGTCAATACCCGTTTCTTCTTTGCATTCGCGTCGCGCGCAATCCTCTAATGTTTCATCGCCCTTTTGATGTCCGCCGGGGATACACCAAGTGCCGGGATAATCTCCTCCGCCCATGCCGCGTCGGATAAGCAATACTTCTTCATCTTTGGTGATAAACATGATGCCGGCGGCGCGTCCATTGGGGCCGCCCATGTTATCTTCAGGTTTTACTTCTTTTGGTGGCTCTGGAACTAAATCGGCGTTCTGTTCAATCGATTCTGCGTCAGGTACGCAATTAGGTACCTTTTTGCCATCTTTTTCTTTCATGCCGATTTGCTTGTAGCCTTCCCAACAAGGGTCAGTATCAGCTTTATCTTCCGTGCCAAAACGCGGTACGATCGCGTCGTTTTTCATTTCTTTGATTTGTTGAGCTACTTGATACAGCTTTTCGCCGATATCTTTAATTTGTAGCTTTTGAAGTTCTTTGCTGAGTTCACCTTTACGCACTACGATATTGCTTTCATCGGGCGTAGATAAAACGGTTGGCTCTTCGGGTATAGCATCGCCTTTAATTGCGGCGGCTTCCATTTCTTTTAAAAGTAATTCGTCAAGCCATTCCAGATCGTTGTCATCTTTATGTTTGATAAATTTTTCGCCCACTGATTTCGGAATACCAATATTAGAGTGGCCCGCAGCCGCAGCGTACATCGCTTTTCTCTGTTCTTCCGATTGAAATGGCATAGGTTAAAACCCTAGTAAATTTTCTTGGATTGTAACGCTTCTTTACCTTTTTGTGTCACCATTTCGTCAGGTAATTCACTTACCCGATAAAGATAGTAATACCTGCACCGGCAAAAAACCGCTTCGCCGGGGGCTACCACATTGTCAGTATATCCATTTTTTGGTTTTACGTAACCTTCTTTTTGCGCCCAGCTATCTTTTATCAGATAAATATTTTCGTCTAGCTCTTTATGATCTTCACGATAGTTGTAGTTCGCTTGACGCCAATTGCTATGCCATTGCGCTGCAATAGCCCCGTTTTCAAGGGCTACGACTTCTTTGATGTTATTTATCAGCTTGTGAGTCTGGTCGATAATGACGCGGCGCTCTTTAAACGGAAGCAAGCCTAAATCCTTTTTAATCTGCTTTTTTTCTTCGCGTCGATCAACTACCTTGCTTCCGCCCGGGGGTATCGATGTAGCCCAGCCTGCAAACCGCCTTAGCGTATTGCTGATTGACTCTTCGCGGTTTAGCTTAATCAGGTTAGCCGACGCCATAATGCGACGGTCTAATTCTTGCCTTAATTTGGGGGTTAAACGATCCACAGTGAAGCGCGAGACATCTTTACTGACCAATCCACCTCTAGTTACAAGGCGGTCATAGGCGCCTTTTAAAGACTTCTCTAGCTCACGGCGTAATTGATCTTCTGACACCAAAGATTTAACTGCGGCTTGGCGTAATTCTTTAATCCAATAATCGAGGCGTTCTTGATTATCGAATCCAAAACGAATGAACTCGTTCACCGCTTCAGTCAAGACTTCTTGAAAAGTCACGTTTAATCCTTAGAAGGAGGCTCAGTTGGTGCCGTTAGCGGAGTAGGCGGCTCGTAATCCATGATTTCTTCAATATCCAACTGCATAGATGACTTGAACATTTCAGGCATTTCCGACAAATTGTCTTGTGCCCACTGAATTGCTCGGGCGCGGTTCTCAGGGTTTACCACAGGTAGCAATGTGCGAAGAATCTCGGTGATGCCTTTAAGTTTTACTTCTTCAGTTTTTACTTTTTCGCTTGGAGTTTCTTCAATCAAATTTTCCCAAGTTGGACGGAACGCATTTTTCCACTTGTAGAACGCATTTTCGTAGGTCATTCCGCCATATACATCTGGGTATTCGTTTTGAACGGCTTCAAAAAACTCTTTATTCCACGCGCGGTGCATGACGATTTTGTCGAAAAACTCAAACAATGTCCGCATATCGTTGCGTAAACCGGTCACATACTGAGCGATGGCTTTGGAATCTTCGGTACCTTCTGCAAACGCGTTGGTAAATGCCTCATCTTTAAGCAAAATCGCTGGTGTTTCGGTAGCCGCTGCGATGTTGGCGATGATGTTATCGCGCGCGGTGGTCATTGCGGTGTCGGTGTTGTTCAGATCGATTGCTTCAATATCTTCATCGATATCGATTGACAGCACGTTGCCAGTAGTACCCTGCTGCAACATGCTACGCTTAATGCCAGCAGCCATTTGCATGACGTTGTTAACGATTGA